ACGTATAAACAACTCACTAAAACTAGGTACTTCTTTTTTATCGCCTTTTGGTGTTATAACTAGGTTCTTATCAATTAAGCCATCAGCTATTAAAGTTTCTAAAGCATCAGTAATTTTAGTTTTGTCAACCTTTAAAACTTTTGTTAAGTCATCAATGCTTATGTCGGGTGTTTTCTTTATGATATCTAAAATACCTTGTTCTAATTTACTAATAAAATCTTGCTTCCCAAACATTACTTTTTTAGTCTTGACTAATTCAAAGTTTTCAATTGGCTCACCATACTTACTAAATGTTTCAAAGTCGATTAAGTCTTTTGTTTGTTTACTAAATTTTGCAGTTGTTTGTGGTTGCGACACTTCAACAATCTGCGCTGGTTCTAAAGGTTTACGTCCGATAATCTCACGCATTTCATCTTTAGTCAAAATTTGCCCTAATGTTTGCTCAGTAAAACTAGGCATAATCGGTTCAAGTTGTTTTATTTTTAACTTACCTTTTATTGGTGCAAAAATATTGTAAACTTGTTCTTGTACTTCTTGCTTAGGTGCTACATAAGTATTTGTAAATAGATTAAAAGCATCAATCATTTCGGCCCTGCCACCTAATTGACCTGGCACTCTTACTCCAAATATCATTGGTGAAGTAATCTTATGTCCGACAAATATTTCTTGCTGAATAGTATCGTTTAAAGCGTTATATTTATCTTGAAAATTACCACTATCTAAATCTTGGATAATTGCTGCTCTATCTTTATCATCTGCAAAGTCAATTACTATTTGACCTGCACCATCAGTAGGCGAAAATTGCTTTATCATTTTTCTCCTAGTAGCTTGCATTTCATCTTCAGCAGGAATACCATTTACGAAAGTAACCATCTTACTCCCTTTGAATGAATTTTGAATTTCTGCTCTGTGAAAATTTGCTATTTCAGCATCGGTTATAATAGCAGGAACAGCACCAATATACTCAGGTAGTGTATATGTTTTTAAGTTTGGCCTATATGACTTGTAATAATAAACGCTTTCGGTTTGGTTTTTATTTGGATCATAAGCAGGATAAGTTGTAAAACTAGGATTAGTATTTTCGTTACCGCTTATATCCAACCATTCCGAACTATGATAGAATTCTGTATTATCTTCATTGCTTCGAATATCGCAATAATCTAAATGGAATATTTGAACTCCTTTTTTGCCTTTTGTTCCAACTACTTTTAAATAGCACCCTCCAAATAACTCATTATCTAAAATAGTTTTTTTCGCTAAGTCATTTAATGTTTCGTATTGATTTGGATTATCTATAAACGCTTGCAATGCTGCTATTTCTTCGCCTTGCATTAATGATTGGTCAAAACTCCAACCCTTACCAGCTATGTATAATTGTTTACTTGTTATAATAGCGTTATGTTTTGCACTTCGGTTAAAAAGTAAAACTAAGTATTGTGGGTAGTTATTTTCTTCACCATACTTCACCCATTCTTTTTGTTTTTGTTCAACAAATTGAGGTACTTTATCGTTACTAAATTTTAACGTAATTATATTGTTTTTATAACTCATTATTCGGGTTGGTAAACTATGTTAGTGTCTGATTGAACTTCATATTTTGCGTATTCTTCAGTAGCAAATACAACATCAACTATACCTACTTCAACTGTTTTATCAATAAAAGGTATTGCATCAGTCGCTACTACTAACGTATCTACACTTGTTAAAGTTGTTTGGTATATTTCGTAGTCATAACGACCTTGTAATCCTAATTCAATAACTCCATGTAGTGAGTCTTGTGGACTTGCGCCATCTTGTTCAATTAATATAAACTCATTGTAGCGTTGTTTAAATTCGCTTAAATCTTCATTGATAAACCAATAGGCAACATTTGAAGTTTGATTAACAAATTTGAATAAGTAAATAGGATTAGGCAAAGTTGATTTTTCAGTTAAAGTAACTGTTAAAACATTTTCACTATTTTTTATAACTCTTAACACTAACCATAAATATAAATTTTGTAAAAGTTTGTTAAAATAAAAAAGCCAACTAAAATTAATCAGTTGGCTTTTGTTTAAAATGTTATTGAACTAAGTTAATAACGCTGCTATAATTGAGGGGTCAACTTCTTGAGCAAATACTTTTTCCATACCTGCAAAATTTAAAGTATAACCATTAAACTCATTCATTGCTGCTCCACTTGTTCCAGTACCGCCAGTACATTCCATACCATTACTTGAACCAAATAAAAAGTATTGACCGCTTTTCATTTCAACTATTATTGAGGTTCTATTCTTGATAATTTGTTGTAGTTTGAATTGTGTTTCATACTTCATTGCTAAAAAAGTAGCTGTTATGGTTTGTTCATATGCTACTGTACCTATTTTGGGGTCAGTTTGAATATTGTTAGTTGTACTGTTAGCACCTCTAGGTTCTAAAGCATAAGTAAAATATTTTTTACCTGCTGTTTTAGTTATTGCTGTTACATAACCACTAGCATTTTCAGTTATAGCTGTAATGTTAGATTGTTCTGTTATGTATAAATTCTTTATACCGCCTACTGTATCTTTACAGTCTAGCGCATATCCTGCTACTATTGCACATGCCATGTTTTTAAAAGGGGTTTAAAGGGGGTTTTTACACCCCCAAATTACTATAAAGTGAACTTAACAATTTCTTGTACTTGTGATACTTGAACACCCATTTTAAAACGATATTTAAAACGAACTAAATCAAAATCTTCAGAGTACCAAAATTTGAATTCTTCTTCTTCATTTTCTAAATCAACACCTAAGAACATATTGTCATCTCTTAATGCATAGATAGCATTAATGTTATTAAGTCCTGGAGTTGATACAACTGTTACGTTAGTACCATGAATTTTCATTTCGCCTAATGCGTTGTCAGTTGCAATGAAGTTAAACAAATTTGCATTTGTTAAAGCTAATTGGTACAATCTGAAAATGTGAGTACCAACATTAACTTTTAAATTCGGTTTGTCCAAAATTTCAATCGGAATAGCTGAATAAACTGCTTGCATTACCGATATAACATTTGCTGCTGTAATCGCTGTTACTGGTGTTCCAATAAACGCTGCTGCATTAGCTTGGATTGTTCCACTTGCTGCATTAATTACTTTAACTAAACCATCAAATTGTTTTAATTGGCTGTTCCATGATGTTGTATCACCTTGCCAAATTGCTTTCTCTGTATCTTCTTTAGTTGTACCTAATACAGTTTCAACAAACGCTTGGTCAATTCCACCAGGCAAAGCATCATAATTAGAACCCGGAGAAAGTAATAATTGAGTGTATTTAGTTTCTAAATCATTAATACACCATTCTTTATTTACTTTTACTCTACCAACTGTTAAAACTCGTGCTGAAATGGTTGTATCTCCACTTGCAGAGAACCCACAGGCATCGCCATTTTGCCAAATTAAAGTGTCAGATAATGCAGGAACTTGAATAGTAGATTTTACACCTATTAATTTTTGCATACGTGATGCTGTTTTCGGCTCAAAAAATGAGCGTGTAATTAGCATGTTTTCATTTGTCTTGGTATATGCCGCAAGACTTGTTACGTTAAAAGCCATTGTTATTTATTTTTGTTTTTTTAGTTTTGATTAGTGAATTTTTTATATGCTGCCATCATTTCGGCTGCTGTTTTTTTCTTATCTGCTTTGCTAAAAGTTGAATGTTTTGGTTTTTCAATTGGTGCTGCAGGTTCATCAGCAATTTCATCAACAATTACTTTTATTGCTTCAAACTTTTCATTTACATTTTTAGTTGTGTTTGCAATTGTTTCATCAATAGCGGTAAACTTACTTTCGTATGCTGTGAACTTTTCACTCATTGCAGTAAAATTAGCTTCTAATGCTGTAAAACGTTCGGTTAATTCAGCTAATACTTTAGCCATTTCAACTTCTACTTCTGTTTCAGTTTCCATTTTTTTACCCTCAATTTTGGTAACTAAACCGCCTACTGTGGTTATCATAGTTCCATCTTCTAACTCATGTGGTGCATCAGGTGCAGGCATTTGATTTCCATCAGTTACAACCATTAAGGCTGCACCCTCTGACAAATCACCGTCCCACATAATTTCAGTTCCATCTTTTAATTTTGCACTTTCAAATTTTTGTGTTTTTGCAAAACCAGTTTTTAATAATTCGCCAATTGCTTTCAATGCTTCTAGTGGCGTGTGTTTTTTATTACTCATGTGTATTTTTTATTATATCGATTATTTGTTCTATAATATTTTGTGGCTTTTCATCAATCTTTACAGTTTTAAAAAGTCCCTCAACTGAAAAACCTTTGAACTCACCACTCTTTATAAAGTCGTTCCAAATTTCATCGTTATCAATTTTGTAACTTCCGAACCAACTGCCATCAGTTAAACTATATCCTTTTGGGGCTAATACTCCACGTTTCTCATCAATTAAAAAACTTTCAATCATATACACGCCATCAATCATTTTATCGCTGTCGTGCATTTCATTTACTAAATTGCTTTTACCTTGTTTAAAAAACTTATTTCGTAAATTATAAATGTCCTCTTTTTGGAATACTCCATAATATTCGCCACTTTCATCACGCCTATTAATAGGTAAATCTGCA